AATGTTATGGCAAGAAATAGCGGCGCCCACAACATCTTTGGCAAGAAAGAGAGAGGCGATCCATTAGTAGCGTCTGTTACTCTTGCGCAAGCTATAGGGCTGTGTAAGAAAATCCCCACCCTTTTATTGATTGATTGTGAGGCCGCCGAATTCGAGATCTTGGCAGACCTTGCGCCGCTTAGGGGAATTAGAATGTTGCGAGGCGAATTTCATTCTCGCACTCCGGGCGATATTGAAGAGTTGTTAAGGAGAGTGAAAACGCTTATTCCCGACGCCCAACCTCATATGCACCATCCCAAGCGAGGGAAGGCTTAATTGTGATATAATCTCCGTGTAAAAAGAGAGCAAATAATGATACTCAATGATGACGCTAAACAACTTCTTCGAGAGGCAATAGCAGGCCATACGCACCGAATATGGACGAAATGGCTGAAATATATGTTCTCTAAAGGAGTCTTCCAAGAAGATGGTTCATGGAAACTATCACAGGAGTACACAGACAGATGGACGAAACAGATGCAGACAAAGTATAAAGGTTTGCCCGAGGACGAAAAAAAGAGTGATAGAAGAATTGCCGATCAGTATCTAACTATATTTTGGCTATTTCAACAGAGGAACAATGACAATTAGAATTTTGGGTTATGATTATCATGTAAAATACTCGCCTTCTTCTGAAGATGGGGGGATGGAACATTCTGGAAGATGCTCAACCTGTAAACAAACTATTGTCGTGGATCCCGATCAGGCGCAACAGAATCGAGAATCAACTGTTTTGCACGAGATCATCGAGGCCCTAAATGGACATCTGGAGCTAAATCTTGAACATCGAGCAGTCGCTTCACTGGAGGCGGGTCTATATCAGGCGCTTCGAGATATTGGTATGGATATGTCTCAATTGCTTAATGAGGCCGAGAAAAGCAATGTATAATTTCCAACTTGGAGGAACAATATGAGCAATAAGGCGCAAGGCCCAGATATTTCCTATTACGATGGTTCTTTTGATCCAGCTAAGGCAACTAAGCAAATAGACTTCGTAATCCAGCGCATCAGCTATGGGGGATATAATGGCGGGGTTTACGAAGATCCCGCATATCGCAAAATGTATCCGGCTGTTGCGAGAGTTCCAGTCAGGGGTGGCTATCACTATTTTTCTACTTCCTCAGAATGGAAGAGGCAGGCAGACTTTTTCCTTGCCAGCCTTCACGACAAAGACTTCCACTTTCTTGCCCTGGACTTCGAGAGTGCATTCAATCAACTTTCTGCTGGCGCATCTTATAATTGCGACCAGTGGATGAGTTATGTTCAAAAAGAGACCAGCAAGAGAGTCCTCTTCTATACCAACCTCTCATTGTATAATTTGTATGGATACCACTATTGTTCTAAGTGGCCTCTCTGGTTGGCCTGGTATCGCTTTTGGCCCTGGTGTTCGCCAGATAAACCCATTGCCTTGCCAAAAAAACGCACTTCGGGCCAATGGTCATTTTGGCAGTGGCAGTGCGAAATAAATAAACCTCCATTTGTCAATACTTCCAGACAATGGGGTTGTAGCGCCAATGCAATCGATTTGAACGTCTATAATGGTACTCCCGCGGAAATGTTGGCCTGGGTCAATGGCCCCATTTCTCCATCGCCAACGTCCACCCCAACAGAAAAGAGGGGCCGTGTTATTGTTGGCGGTCTTCGTCTCAGAGATAATCCTCTGGGCAATATTATTGGCCGTTTACCCTATATGACAATCGTGACAATCCTAGAAACTTCTACCATTGGCCCAATTACATGGGCGAGAGTTGGTGATAGGCAATGGGCAGCAATGATCAACAGTGGCACAATATATATCAAGGAACTATAAAAGGATGATCCTCGACAAACGAGTGGTGATGGATATAGATGGAGTGGTGGCAGACTACGAAAGAGCATTTTGCCTTACTTTTGGTTTTGATAAGCGAGAGTTCTTTTCTCTAGAGAAGCGTTATCCCAATAAACTCATCGAGATTAGGCAATTCGGCAATTCGCCTTCGACATATCGCAACCTAGAAGTTCTCCAACTTGGAAAACANGTNTACAATAGCCTGATCGATAAAGGATTTTCGGTTTGGTTTGTGACTTCCAGGCCATTTGCTCTAGTTGATGTTACCAAAATATGGTTAGGGCAGAATGGCTTTGACCGAGGCGCTCTCGTANTAGCCGAAATGTACAAAATAAATGTTATACTTGAGCTACGGCCAATTCTTATCGTTGAAGATGACAGTTTACTTGCCCTGAGGGTCATTCTTGGAGATATTCCAGCGCTTCTGGTAGACCAGCCCTGGAACAGGAAAAGTTCGGTACCCCGTTTCTCGAATCTTGACAAGTTCGATAGAGAGCTAGAGGCCATATTAGGCATGAGGCAAAAATGAAAATTGGAACACTATTCACAAAAGATGACATCCTTCGGGGGATAACTTCTCAAAATATTCAACAGTTTGCTAATTACGGGATAGATTTCATTATCGTTGACATTGATCCCAGTAAGGATTTCAATGACATTGAAAGGATTGTTGGAGAAATACAGGGAAACAAGATGGAAGCAGACCTTATCTTTTCTCCAACTTGGAGGAATCAATTAGTCAACCTGGTCCCGACCATCGAGTTAGTGCAAAAAATGCACATACTCCGCATTTTTGTGCGAATTTACGAAGGCAGCACAAATCCTGATAATATTGTTGAAATTCTTACTCGGTTCGTGGCTGCCATTGACTACCCATTGAAAATTTGTATTTATGGAGCCCTCACAAGTCCAAATATGCCAACTACGGCGCTTGGACGTGTTTTTATAGGACTTCAAAAACGGATTGGCGCCGAGAATCTTTTCTTTTCGCCTCTTTTATCGTGGAAAACGCTTGGCCAATCGAATAAACGCGGATACAAGCAGACTCCGGGTGTTTTTATTGGCGGTTGCTCCGAAGGCGAACTAACAACCACCCTAGACACTCTTGACAAAGTCTACAATGAGGCATTTCTGTTTCCTTATATGTCTATTCTTGGTCACCCCATCAAAGACACAATGGAAATTGGCAATACGATGGTTTGTATCCGTTCTACCGCCATTCGTTCGAGTCCCTCGATGGGGGCTTCTATTCTGGGCCGCCTGAAAGAGGGCGATAGGGTAAATATCCTAGAAATACTAGAGACAGATCGCAGAATGTTTGGTAAAATTGAAGACGGTTGGATCATTATCTCGATTGGTTCTGAGGCCAACCTGAAAGAAATCTAATAGGAGACAGAAAATGAATACAAGATTAAGAAGTAGATCGTCAATAGACAGGAAGAAGAAAGAATCAATTCGGGACGTCGTGGGCGTAATAAATGATCAGGGTTGGCGTCGAGGGGTGCTATTAGCAATCGATGGTATGAACTCGGGCCTAAAAGGTTTCGGCATTATTGGCGGAGTCCTCCTGGCTTCTTTGGCCGATTGGGTTCTCGGGGCTATCACACTTCAATATTTTTTCACAACGGGTGTGCCTTTCGGAAGCTGGATAATTCCCCCCGAGGCGATTGCTTGGGCAATATCTTTTGCCGCCTGGGGTATTCAGTTGCTGATCTGGGACGTGATTATCTCCGGTAGTTATAGTGTCGCGTCGAAGCTTTTTCTTATCGTGGGTGTATTATTCTTTGTGGTGCCAGATACGATCGTAGACAGCACCTCGATCTACTTCTTGACAGCCGGGGCAAATCCGATGAAGGATATAATGCCGCCTTCCGTTTTCTCGATGTTGTTCTATTCGGCGCTGATCATTATTATCATGCTGACCGGGGGCGCGGAGTTTTATATCGCGAATGCGCTAAAGGCTTTTCGCATACCAACGAAAGAAGAGGAAGAGCCACGCTCGTTTCTTTATCCTCCTTCTTCTGTGAATTCAGTTAGGCCGCTCCGGGCAAATCCACGATCAATTGCCCCACAAACAGATGAAGAACTGTAAAAAACCAAGCATTTAGGAGACTCAAATGCCAAGAGACACACTATCAACTACTCCAGGGAAGATTATAGATGATAAAAACCGCGCCGAATTTGATCGCCGGGAAACAGTGATTTGTTTTCTATCTCATAAGATAAGTCCTGTTTGTCTTGAGGCGCAGGTAAATAAATTTGTCTATATATTCGATAGAACTGAGATAGAACCGATACGCAATGAAATGATTGCCAATCGGCCAATGCCAGTAGACTTCAATGACGTTATATTGGCGCTCGAAAATTGGGCGAATGCCAATGCGCTCTTCCGTGACTGGCAACGGAGTCGCTAATGTCGCAATTGTATTCCCTGTCTCCTGCCGAGGTGGAGATACTATCTGCCTCGGCCTCCAATCCTAATATCTTCTTTGATTATTTCTTTCGGAAGCCCGGGCAGGAACACGGGTGGTTACTGGATCACAATTTCGAGGAAGAGGGAAAATGGCAAGAAGAATTCTGCATGGCAAGTCAATCATTTATTATAGCTATCTGCGGAATAGCAAGCGGCAAAACATTAGGCACAATTATGTCTGCCGCCTATCACTCTGTCCTATCACAGTATTTTAAGTTCATGAATGTCGCACCGACAGCCAGACAATCTACGTTCATGTATCAAATGCTGCTAGATCAAGCAGAGGGAACCCCATTCGAAAAGCTGATTGTATCTAGCCCAAAACGACCATATCCACAAATTGCTCTGGAGTTTATGATTGGCAACAAGAAACATTCAGCAATAATGGAAATGACTTCACTGGGAGAAAGTGGCGATGCCACGCATATTTTCTCCTATCGAGGTGACTGGATTAACTTGGAAGAAGCTGGTCAAATGAGTGGGCTTGGAGAGATTGTTACAAACCTGGTCACTCGTCTTACCGGCAGCACCGCAGAAAACAGGCCATATCTAGGAAGATTGTCTATTATCTCGAACCCCTGGGATAATCCCGAACTATGGCAACTTTATGACATGGCGTTTGCTGACAAAGAAGACGGTTTGGTATTCAACATTGATACTAAATATAATAAAAACACCACAGAAAAACAGGTGAAGTTCGCCCTGAAGATGATACCCAAGGATCAACATAAGCGTTTCATGACTGGTGATCGCCCAGAGGGAAGGGGTAGTTATTTCCCATCAATAATTGTTGAACCATGTGCTGATATTGGTCAATCCGAGATTATTCTAAATGCAATTGCCAATAAAGAGGCTGGTTATGAGATGGAAACATTGCCACATATGGGCGCATTTTATATCAAACAGCCTCGTAAAANTGACCACCAGTATTTTCTTATTGGGGATCCCGGGACCGGCGTTGCGCCGTCTAGGAATGCTCCTTGCATCATCGTCTTTGATGTCACAGAAGCGCCAATGACCAGTAGAATTGTCGCTTTTTGGTGGGGCAATGGCGGCGGTTCTATTATGCCATTTGTAACTCGCCTTGTGGAGTGGGTGGACTTCTACGGGCCCATCCTGGCGGCAGTAGATAATACAGGGCCTCAAAAGAGTACGGCAGAACTGATCAGCACTGACTATATCTATGATAAGAATAAATCAGTGGCATCAATAGTTGGCCTAGACTTCTCCGGTTCAAAGCGATACAGCTATTTGGTTGCCCTGCGGCTCTCATTGGAGGGACATATGATTTCATGGCCGTCCATCTGTACGGGAATCGCNTCACAACTCAAGAGCTATGATCCGATACAGGATAAAATTCTCAACGGCAGACTTGCCCAGGATATTGTAGCCACTCTTGCCATGGGTATGTTCTCTATTCGGGCATATTATGGTGTATTTAGTNTCAACAATGAAGAAAAAGACGAAAAAAAAGAAGAATTTGTGCGTCTCGCCCGGCGTTCTTCCAGGGGCAGTCAAAGACGCAGGGGGCGCGAGGCGTTGCCCAACGCAAGATGAAATATGATATACTTTGACAAAGGAAGCAAGAAATGAAGCAAGCTATTCTTCATAGGTATCTGTTAATTAGGGCCTTTCTCCAAAGGAGACTAGCACGAAAGGCTACGGCATTTGGCATGAAACTCTCACGAGCAGCCGATAAGACAGAACTGGACCTTGTCCTCGTCTCACATGGCGGTATCCCGCCTTTGCAAGAACGCGAGAGACGAAATATTGACAGGGATCAGAGAAAAGGAAGATAATATGGCAAGCACACTAGCAAGAGGCAAAGTGGCGCAGTTATGGTGCGCCACAGAGACAGATTCTCTCGTATTAAATCCAATCCTTGCNGAGAAGTTCGCGGAGTTACTGGATGAATATATNNANGCTCTTCAATGGTGCGGCGGCAACGTTGATTTCTGCCCTAATGGTATAGCCAGAATGGGTTGGGTAAAAATCTGCCAACCACTACTCAATCTATAAATTCCAACTTGGAGAAAATGATTTGACTTTTTAGAGAATACACTGTACAATTAGAATAGACAAGATCAAGAAGAGAGCAAACTAGATGATAGAAATTCATCCTGCTCTCTTTTTGATTCTATGTCTATATCATTCGGTTTCAATGCTCCGTTTAGCCTCCAGGACGTTCCGGGTTTTCCATATACTTATTATGTGGATCAACTGGATGCGTACAACGTTTTAGAGTCGTGGTACTCTGGGGAAATACTCGATGAGTACATAATAGACCAAGCTTCTAAGAAACAAATTGACAAGTATCCTATCAAGATCAATCCCTTGAAGGGAACTTGCGAAAGACACACTTCTGCGTTGTTCGGACAGACACTCGACAGTATCCGCTATGGGGGTATGCCGGTGAGAATACTAGCAGATGTCGAGAAGGGGAAGAAAAAAATTGGCAAGGTTGTAGAGAAAGCATTGCAACAGATTTGGACTGATAATGGCGGCGGTTCTCTGTTCGTTTCAAATGGGATTCTTTCTCAATATCTAAGAGGTTGTGTCTTTACCGCAAATTGGCTGCCCCTAGAGAAGAGAATTGGCATTTTTAATCCGGCCCCGAGTGAGTTTGTCGGATTTCCCAAAGGAACAAACTACTGGGACCTCAGGGAAGCATGGATTGTTAGGGAGATCGCCAAAGAGGATGTTAGGTCTTATAGGGTAGATGGCGGCATTAGCGAGAANGATAATAAATTCTATTACCTAGAACATTGGACAGAAGCCGAATACGAAGTCTCGATAAATGGGAGGACACTTCTCTTCGACGATGATAGTCCTCAAAAAGGTGCGAATGTATTTGGTATAGTGCCAATGACCTACATTCCACACATTCGTATCAAGAGCTTTCTTGGTACTTCTCTTATTACAGAGATGATAAAGGGGATCGTTCGAGAAATGAACCTGCGCTGGGCCGATACCGGTGATGCAGTCAGCGATGATAGTCACCAACCTATTGCAATGCGCAATATCAGAGGGGCTATCAAGGTCGAGAATATAGATGATCGCCCGGTAATAAACCTGGGTGGAACCACTGGCCTCGCCGGGAATGAGGCTGGCCCAGATTTGTTTTCGGTGTCACTGAAAACAGCCTCAGATGTGATGCTGAAACTTGGCGGCGAGTTGTACAATCTCTATCGCCGTGAAGCAGATCATCCAGCAGTCGCAGACGGAGAAGATGAGGGATCGCAACGCTCGTCCCTGACAATTTCTACCAGAATGTGGCCGCTGGTCTCACACGCAGAGATGGAACGCATATTCTGGACTGCCGGTCTGACAAAGTTCTCGAAGATCCTCTTGAAGATGATGGCCGTCAAAGGAATCAACGATATCAAAGAGGAACATACCGAGACGCCATTGATCATCTCTTGGGCGCCAATGCTGCCAGTTGACCGTACAGCGCTTATCAACGAGGTTGGTATTCGCTCCAAGTATAAACTTGGAAGCCAGGAACATCTGATGTCTTTATTTGGCGATGTCCCTAATATTGATGAAGAAATGGATAAGATAAGAGAAGAACAAGCCGCCATGCCCAAATCGCAACCGCTTGGAGGCAATATATCAGACAATAGCAAAAAGCTGGGCATTCACAAAGACACGAAGCCGGTAAAGGTCAAGAAGGAGTAACTATGGCTGCGAAAGTTACCGCAAAGGATCGAAAGGAACACAGCGCTGTTGGCGGAGGTCGTTTCCCTATCGCTACAAAGCAACAGGCCATTTCAGCGCTGAAGCTGCGAGGTCATGCCCGCTCGAAAGAGGAGCGCAGGACAATAATTCGCAAAGCTGCTAAATTTGTCCCCGCCATGGCAAAAAAGGCGTGGGATGAGGACAAAAAGGCAGGTTTGATCTAATGGAAGATGCAAAAGTTGTGGTTGAACTAAGGAAAGAACACGGCTTTTACNTTATTGGGTCCCGACTTCTCGCCAATGGCAAAAATTTGCCAACCCGTTTCCTGCATATTGATCTTGACCAGGAAGGCGTAGAGGTCCTAAATATATCTATTCCGCTTCGTTATGTTGAACTCAAGATAATTGAAGCTGAATAAGAACCTTACTAGGAGAAATAACATGTTTAGAACTTTCCCGACCCTTGATGGGGACTCGGGCGCCGGTGGTGGAAGCACCACTCCGCCCGACAATTCCGATCAACAGGACTACAAAAAACTATACGAGAATGCGCAGGCCAGGCACCAGAAGGAACTTGATGCCGCCGAGAAGCGGCGTGCTGGCCTACAGCAGACATACCAGACAGAACAAGATGCTCACAAGACGACCAAGANAGAACTTGAACAACTCAAAAGCGGATTTGCTACCCTGACTAGCGAGAAAGATGATCTCCAGACAAATTTCTCCAAGTTGGAAACGGAGAAGTCGGAGTACGAGATCGAACTGGAGACATTGCGCCGTAAGGAAAAGAGAGCCGGGCTTATCTTCAAGAAGTATCCCGAGCTTGCTCCTTTCGAGGCCGATGGATTGCTCCCGGAAGCCGAAGAAGAAAAACTCGATGAGACTTTCGGCCTTTTCCTGGAAAAACTAGGCGTCGTCAAAGAGAAGGGCAAAGAGGAATTTGGCAAAGGTGGTACAGGAACACCTCCTCCAGCAAAGATTCCTGAGTCCGAAGGCCCTAAGGCGCTTTTGCAGCAGGCATACGCCTCTGTATCGAAGGGTGACCTAAAAGGCTACAATGAGTTTTATGACAAGTATCTGAAGGCCGTTGAGAAGCAAAAATCCTAATCCACTTGCAATTTTTGGAGGTGCCTCATGGCATTTGAAGATTATTATAACAATAACCCAATATCTGTAATCGATACCAATAACTGGGATGAGCGACTGGCTACAGTCGCGATGAACTTCCAGATTGGCCCAACGATCTACACCCCGCTTATCGATTATGTCAATTATTCCCAGCAGTCTGGCGCGCAGAACACCTTTGTGACCGACTTGCTTGAAGGCGATGTTGACAACGATGAGATCTCAACCACCGCGGCCTATATCGATGAACCCGCTGGCATTGACAGTCGCCAGCGCAAGGTTTCTGTGGCCAGGTATGGCGATAAGGTCCAATACTCAAAGTTTTCCACCCCGTTCAATATGTGGCAAATGGGCGGTGGCCGCGATTGGCGTCCTCTCCTGCGCGGCGTCCTAGGCAGCAATGTCCGGCGCAAGCTAGAGATTTTGGCGCGCAATGCGCACTTGGCCGGCCCACGGTCCTATTGGACCTATGCTGGCAGCGCTGCTGACTTCGGCGATCTCAACGAGGGTACCAAGTTCTCGCTGGACGCCGTTAATGGTTGGCGGCTGCGGCTTGGCAACTCCCCGACCCCNCTCATCACGGGTGAGACCGCAAAGATTGCCATCCTTCCACCCGGTTCCATCTATGATTTCCAGGAAAGCTTGGCTGGCGCGGCCACAATGAAGGCCAAATGTTCCGCGACGCCTCTCTGTATCAAGGCAAGTTGCAGTATGAGGTTGGAACGTATAAGGGTGTTCGTTTCGTGGAATGCCCGAATGACCGCTATGGTCAGAATATGGCCGTTCTCTATAATGCAGGCCCGATTGCGATCCAGGCAGAAGTCTCTGCCGCGATCGCCCGCGGCGATGGTTGTCCAGACCCGGAGAGCGAGAAGGTTGACGATGTTTGGTATGTGGGCCAGAAAGACGTGACTCACTATATCCAACTTGCTAGCGCCACCGATATGTCGGCCTTTGAACTCAACGATCAGGTTTCTCTCCATACTGTTCGCACAGACACTTTCGGCGTTGTCAATGGCTGCGATTTTCGCAGCGGCAAGACCGTTGTTCGCCGCATTGTGGCCATCGATGCCGTAAATAAACGTCTGGCGTTTGACCGCCCAATCATGAAGCCCTATGAGAGTGAAATTGCGACTGGCGTATATGCCTATATAACGAAGGCGACCCATGTCGGTTTCATTCTTGTGGCTGGCGGACGCGGCGGCGTGGTCTGCAATGTCAATACGCCTCTTGCTTTCTATGAGCCAGTGGCCATTGATGACTTCCAGTCAGTCTACCGCTTCGTGTGGGACATTTGGCAGGGCTACAATATCTGGGAGCCTGGCCTCTTTGAGTGCCACTTCTGCGCCGTGTCCTTGCCGAAGCCTGGTGGCATAATTGCTCCGCCCGCTGCCGTTNTGTAGGCAGCTAAACNATAAAGGTATTGAGTGCGGTATGGAAGCAACTCTAGCAGAAATCAAAGAGAAAGTGATTAGAGTTCTCGCTGATGAAGTGATGACTGGCGAATACGGAGAACCCCTTAGTGGGGCCATCTTCAGCGCCGATCTACTTCTGGATGCGATCTGTGCCGCACTTAATGCCATTACCGTAAGAGTTTGGAAGTCGGAAATAGTCACCATTGACGGAGGAGTGACAGAATACNAAATGCCTGGCGATCTATTGGGCATTGAGGGCGTTTACGATCTGGCTACTGGATTGTTCCTTCCGCAGATGTGTCTTAAGGCAAATATGAATACCATCATTGGTATCGAAAGAAATGCCTGGACGAATTATCCTGAAGGAATGCTCACCTTTATCAACGAGTTAGACGGAGATGGCGCAACTCTCTATTACAGTGCTACTTGGACTAAGCCGGAAGAGGACAATGATCTACTAGACCCCCCGGAAAGTACAACCACTGCTATCATTTTATACGCTGCTTCTTATTGTCTACTCAATCAAGCTAGTGGATCGGCTAACATCCGGCAATATGCAACCAAGATAGATGCTGGACAGCCAACCGACATCCCGGCAAAAGATATGTCCGACTTCTTCTTACGAAGATTTAACCTAGAACTTCAAGGTCTGCCAACTCGTCAAAAGGGTATTGTACAATGACCCAAGTAGTAAATTTGATCCTTGATGCACTGGTCGCCCATCTGGTTGAGACAATGCAAACTGCAATCAGCGAGAGCGATCTCACTTACGCCGATGTCGTCAAGAAGGGTCTTCTCCAATCTGANAAGACCAAGAAGAATGTACAAATTGGCGTAAGCGGCGGCGATCATGAGGATCCGCTCTACACGGATGGTATTGTAACCCTTGAAAAACTACCCAATATCGCCTTCAATATTCCGGCCCGAGAAGTCGGTGGAGGGCAAATGTGGTGGCGGCGTGGAGTAGCCCGCATCGAATGTTTCTTCGTCAAGGAGCGTCTTACTGAGGCGGAGGCGCATGATAATGGCTACGAGGTACTTGGCAGATTAATGAGTTCTATAGAAGAAACAAATCTATATGGCCTGACAGATAGCTTTGGAGAACATGCTATCAAGATATTCTGTTTTGGCAATACTTTCTTTGAAAGTGGTGGACCGCCAAAGAGTTATATCTTCCGAGGCAAGGTTCTCTGGCAATGTCTTACTGAACGGCCATAGCAATTATCCTTTTTTTAAGTCCTGCTCAGGCAGGCAAGGAGTAAAAATGTCAGTTACAGCTGCATCAGCTACGATAGGCTTTGGCGCCCAAGCTGGTAAGGGCGAAATAGCCACAAGTTATTATCGCCATCGCGCAACGATGGTGGACCTGGATGTAATGGACGAGACCCGCGAGGGCGCGCCTGAAGTAGGCGGCATCTCAGTACCTACCTTTCCATATAAGGCCGGGCCCGTAGTTGCTGGAGGTTTTACTATTCAGCCGCGTCTTCAAGATACAGTAGGTTGGCTACTCTATGGTCTTATGGGCAACGTTAATAGCACAGTTGATAATCCCCATAACCATGTTTTTGGCTTCGCAAGCGAACCCTCCTACGTGCCCTGGATGTCTTTCCGAAAGCACATTCCCCGGAAGGAAGGCAGTGTTGCTACCGATCTTGGGCAAATCTACAAAGACTGCAAAATCGTTGGCGGCTCTTTGGTTCTGCCAAACGATGCGCCTCTGTCCATGCGAATAGATATTCTGGGTCGCGAATTCTTACTCGACCACGATCCAAGCACCTGGACTTGGGCAAATAACTTTGAGTCTTGGGAATCTATTCCTGTTGCATGTCAGACTGGCGGGTTTGTCAAGATCGCCGGTGGCCCTGAACTACCCGTGGTATCCGCAACAGTTGGCTTCCAGAATGTCCCCCTGGATATTCGACAGGAACGTATCTACGGCGATCCCTTCCTGGAAGATATAACCGTCGTCCAGCGCCGCCTGGCATACGATCTGATGGTCAAGTGGAACAATCCCGATCTCTATGCCGCCATTCTTGCCGGTAGTTCTGTTGGCACTGAGTGGAGTGGGAAACCATATACGGCGTCCTTCCAGGTGAAGACCATGTCCTCGATGGATATGGATGGCATGAATGAACCCTGGTCGCTGATCATTGATGCAACCAAAGTCATGATGACCCAGGTAGGTGGCATTACCCTGGCCGGGAACCAGTCAATCTTGCTACGCTTCGCTGGCGTAGCGTTGGAGACCGATCCCAGTCAGCCATACGCAACCTTCACATTGCGCAACCTGATCGCGAGCTACACCTGGCCCACCTAATAGCTAAACTACAACAAGAGGAGGGGACTCGTTGAGTCCCCTCCCAAAACCCTATAGGAGAAACAAATGGCACTGAAGTTAACTGTTCCAATCGAGAAAGACTTCGTCCTTGAGAAAACCGATAAGGAATTCAAGGTGGAAGATAACCCAACCACCATCCGCGTCCGCCAGGCCACTCAGGGGCAATGCGAGATACGTAACGGATTACTCTCGGATTTCACCCGCGTCTTTGATGGCGATCAACTTACTATCTCCCAGCACTTCTCGCCCGAGGAACTCTATCGGCTCGAGGTTGAGCTGACCCTAGCGGCCTGTAACATTGAGAATAACAAGGGCGAGCCATTATTCATCTTTAGGAATAATGTCGTTGACCCCGCCTCTTTCAAAAAGGGCTGGCCGTTGTTGGCGCCACTCGTTGCAGAAGAAATGCACGATAAAGTTCTTGAGATGAATCCTCCGTGGGCTGGGCCGATGGGGGAAGTCTAGTCGCGGGGAAATTGGAGAAGCTTCGAGATAAGATCAGAGAATATCACGGCGTAATCAATGAACTAAAAGCGGGCCTCAAGGCGACTCTTCCAGAGAAACCTGAGGCTATGGTCTTATACGAAAAATGCAGGTCTACTGGCCTTCCATTGGTTGCAGGCGGTCTACTCGACCAACCATACATCTGGCTTTTGGAGTGGTCAATAATAGAACAAGAGATGACCCTAATGGAGAGTTTGTCAGGAGCTTCTGCAAATGCCGTATAAACCCGAACCGCAATGGCTAACAATATGGAAAAATGCTCATCCTGGATATACACAGGGCGAGCTAGAAAATGCTATTGAGCGGGGAGGAAAATATAATTGGGACTATGGCGGACAGGATCCTCGTAATCTAACCGATGCAGAGTTTGCAAAAAAATATGACGCCTGGCAGCAAATAATAGCACAGCGTGGTGGACAATCTGCACCTGCTTCCAACTTGGAGAATGCACTCGTTCGCCAGCAACCCACGCGCGCCGTACCAATTCCTGGCGGTCGTAGCAGTATACCGGAATTACCGGATTACTATCAACGGCTTCAGGGTATCTTGGGCCCAGAGTATAAAATACAGGGCGGCAAAATCTCGCCTACTAGCCCAATAGAATACACAATTTCTCACAAGGGACAGGTGCTTCCTATCAATCTACGCCAGGAAGCAAGAGGAGCGTTCGGCGGCATCTTCTCCGGGTGGCAATCGGCTAGCGGGCAAAGACTCACGGGCCTTGAGACAGTTTCAGCATTCAAGAGCGCAGAGGGCGATTTTGGTTATACTGCTGCCACATCGATGGAAAAT